ACCGAGAAAAAACTTGCGTACCATCTACTTTGGGTTTGGGCGCAATATGGTGGGGGGATTTTTGAGCTAAACAGCGGCATTGTGGCTCGCGCCATCCTTCCACACATGGACATGTCCATTGGCGAAGATGCTGCTGAAATGCTTGAAGGCCTTGGACTTGTCGAGATGCGTGCGTGGTCTTCTGTTGTTACCCAGAGCGGCATTGATTTGATGAATCGCGGGGTGGAAGAATGAACACAAATACAGGCAGCATCGCTGACAAAGTGGCAAAGGCTATTGGCTTGTGCGCAATCGTTTACTTCATCGTGCAGTTTCACTATGAAGTCCAAGCGGCCAGGGCCGAGCTGAAACAAGAGAACGCTTGCATGGCCGAAGCCGCAGCCGGCAAGCGCGACGTGAATGATTGCTTCACCATGATGCGAAATAACAACCGGGAATGACCGCCCGGCAACGTAGACCAAGCTGGAAACATTGAAACGCATATGAACGTGGCTCATACTCGCAGCATGAATGCACCCGTCCTGGCTTTTGACCGTTCCAGCGTTCGCACGTTTGATGCGGACGGCCGCTTGCACGTTGCAAAAACGCCGATCAGTAAAGCCAACGTGTGCCCGTACATGGGAAGCGAGATTCCGGGCTGGCAAGGTCTTGGCCTGCAACCCGATAAAATCTACAACCTGTACCGCGACCCTGCCGAGCTTGAGAAAGCTGCAGGCACGTTCAACAACCTGCCGCTGCTGCGCCGTCACATTCAAGTAAGCGCCGATGCGCCGATGAAAGAGGATGTAGTCGGCTCGATTGGCTCAGATGTGAGCTTTGAAGCGCCCTACCTGATGGCGTCCCTTTGCGTTTGGGATTCCGAGGCCATCGGCGGGATTGAAGCGGAGGCCATCGACGAACTGTCCAGCGCCTACCGCTACGACGCCGACATGACGCCAGGCGCTACAGAAGACGGCGAAGCCTACGACGGGCGCATGACCAACATTCGCGGCAACCACTTGGCATTAGTCGAAGTCGGTCGCGCCGGCCCTGACGTTGTAGTCGCAGACAGCAATCCTTTCGCTTCACCATTCACCCAGCAACCCCCAACCACACAGGAAACCCCTGCCATGAAGAAAACCAAACTGGGCCGCGCCCTGCTGGCTGCTCTTTCGGCGGCATCCCCGAAGATCGCGCAGGATTCCGCCCTGCCTGGTCTGGTGGGTGGCGCAGTAAAAAGCCAGTTCAACGCCAAGGACGTTAGCGCTAAGCTGATGGCCATGGACGAAGACATGAACCCGGAGAATATCGATGAGATTATCGATGCTGTCCTGGGCGTCGAAGAAAACCCCGAACCAACCCAGCCGACCATGACCGGTGACGAAGACGACAACGGCGCGCCATCCAAGCACGCTGAAATCATCGACTACCTGCGCAGTGCCGGCGTTGATGCTTCCGTACTGGAAGGCGTTGGCAACATGCTGACCCGCATGGACAAGCCGCAAGGCCAGGACGAAGACATGGGCAACTACATGAGCGAGGAAGATGTAACCACCGCCATGGACTCCATGCGCTCTGACCTGCTCAAGCAGTTCAAAGATCTTGAGTCGGCCAAGTCTGCCGTGCGCGGTGTTGTCGGTGACGTAATCGGCATGGATAGCGCCGAAGAGGTCTACCGCTTCGCACTGGGCCACATAAACATCGATCATAAAGACATGCCAGCAGCCGGCTTGCCGCGTCTGTTTGCCGTCGCCCAGGATCGCCCAAAAGCAGCCCCCTCGCGCGTTGCGATGGATTCCGCTAGTCTTGACGTCCAGATCCCTGGCCTGTCCCGTTTCTCGTAAGGAGCCACTGCCATGACCGCAGGCTTTCAACAGACTGTAACCCTGCAGCAAGCCGCTGCAGTGGCCGGCGATTTCGCTTCGGCTAACCCGCGCTCTTCGGTTGTATCGCACGAGGGTACTTTGGTCGCTGGCGCTACCGGCGTAACCGTTGGCCGCTTTGCCTGGGCTACTACAACCGGCGCAGTGAGCAACGCAGGTTCGGGCAAGCCAACCGGTTTCGTGCCGCGATTGCAAGGCGCAGCGCTGATCACCACCTACCTTGATGAAACCTCGCTGCTGATCCCGCAAGGCTTCGAAGTAACCCTTATGGTTACTGGCGACTACTGGGTAGCTCCAACCGTCAACCCCGCCACCATTGGCCAGAAGGTGTTCGCATCCCTGACCACTGGCCAGATTCAGACCGATGCAGCAGGCGCCACCGTCGCCGGCTATATCGAAACTGATTTTGCCGTGAGCGGTTTCCCTGTCGGCGGCACTGGTGCCGTTGGCGAACTCATTGTTATGTCCCGCCCGGTATAAGGAGCTGAACATGGACCCGAAAATGCAAGCACTCCTGCAGCGCGCAGGTATCGCCTTTGATGGCTTTAATGCGCGCCTGTTGCCGGATGGTAAGAGCTACCGCGACATCATCGGCATGGACTCCGCTGGTGGGCTGATGGCTATGGACGCGGCCTATCCGCTGATCACCAACGCGAACAGCGGCATCCCTTCGATGCTGTCTACCTATATCGATCCGAAATTGATCGAGATTCTGGTGGCGCCAATGAAGGCTGCCGAAGCCGCTGGTGGTGAGAAGAAAACAGGCGACTGGACTACCCGCACCGCTATGTTCCCTGTGATCGAGTCGACCGGTGAGGCCACCAGCTATGGTGACTACAACGAGTCCGGTTCCAGCGGCGCGAACTTCCAGTTCCCACAACGCCAGTCGTACCACTACCAGACCATCACCCAATGGGGTGAGCGTGAGCTTGCTGACGCCGGCCTGGCCAAAATCGACTGGGCTGCTCGCCTGAACATCGCATCGGCCTTGACTCTAAACAAGTATCAGAACAAGACCTACCTGTTCGGTGTTTCCGGCCTGCAGAACTACGGCATGCTGAATGACCCGGCTCTTCCTGCTGCGCTGACTCCGTCCACCAAGACCGCGGGCGGTACTGCCTGGATTCTGCCGAACGGCACGGTGAACGCCACGAACGAAGAGGTCTTCCAAGATATTCAGGCGATGTTCTTCAATCTGCAGGCGCGCAACCAAGGCCTGATTGATGTTGACTCGCCTCTGACCCTGATCATGTCGCCGCAATCCTCGGTTGCTATGACCATCACCAACGGCACGGTAACCACCGTGAACGTTTGGGACTTGATCACCAAGGCTTTCCCCAACATGACTCTGCGCACTGTTCCCGAGTACGCCACCGCAGCCGGTCAAGTTGTTCAGATGGTTGTGGAAGAGTACGAAGGCCAGCGCACCTGGGACTGTACCTTTACCGAGAAGATGCGCGCGCATCCGATCATCCAAGGTCTGTCCAGCTTCAAGCAGAAGAAATCGGCCGGCACCTTCGGCACTGTAATCGCCCGCCCGACCTTCATTGAGCAGATGCTTGGTGTTTAATCGGTAATCGTGTGATGTGGAAAAGCCCGGACTTGTGCCGGGCTTTTCTTTGTCTGCAATTTGAGTTGACGTTTGTGCTTGTTGCGATAATACTATGGGCTAGTTAAACGACAGGGGCAGGACATGAAAACCACGACACCGATTACCTTTTCACTGGGCATGGTTGCGGCGCTTGTTTTGCCGCATGACGTGGCGCTATGGGCTTATTGTTTTTCTGTAGGGTGGGCGATTGGGGAGGATTACCTGTGGATGTGATGCGCGAAGTCTCTATATCTACAAGCATTCCCGAGCGGTTTCTAACCGGCCAATGCGTAGTCACTGATGCTCAGTCTGACGAAATCGAGACTTGGTACGCTATCCGTTCGGCAATTTCTGCTTTTTTGCTTTTCAAAAACACGGAACGAACTTCTGAGCTTTATGGTTGCTCGCCGCCGCAAGAAGCGCGACTACACCAGTTTTGTTATGAGGGTGAGCAAATGACCACAACCAAAGTAAAAACGTCTGAGCTGGTAGGGGCTGCGCTGGATTGGGCGGTGGCTAAGGCTCTTGACTACAAACCATACCTTGTGGATCAAGGAGCCGGCCCTGACGCTTGGATGACCCAGGTTCCGTGGGGCGGCATGGCTGTTATCGGCGAAGATGGTTGGTCGCCATCCACCGACTGGGCGCAGGGTGGCCGGCTGTTTCAGACATACATAAGCGCGATGAACGATACTGGCTCGGGCTGTTGGTGCCATTGCGGTAATAACTTAGGTGAAGGCGAAACCATTCTCATCGCCGCCTGCCGCGCCATAGTCGCAGCCAAACTAGGCGACACCGTAGAAATACCAACTGAATTACTGGAGGTTGTGCAATGAGCGGGATTGATTGGAATAAGGCGCCGGAAGGGGCTACGCATTATTTGGCTTACAACGGTTGTTTTTTTGAAAAGGAAAACGGTACTTTTTATGTGGCTGGGAAAAAGGCGTGGGGCAAGGTTTACACCACGCACTCTTTTGAGGCTGAACTGATACCGCGCCCATCCCCAGCCTGGAATGGCGAGGGGCTTCCGCCTGTTGGTATTGATATTGAGTTTAAATCCAGCGGCGGCGAATGGCTTGTAGGTCAGTACATTGGCCAGTTTAACGGAAAGATTATTGCCGGCTGCCACGCAACTGGCGTTGTAGGCTACTTGCAGTCGGGCGAAATGCAACCCATCCGCACCCCCGAGCAAATCGCGGCGGATGAGCGGGAGGCGGCTGTGGCTGCAATGCTTGAACTTGACCCGTATCTGCCAAACACCTCTCTTGGCATGATGTCTCGCGCAGACTTCTGCCGCACGCTTTACGAAGCCGGCTACCGCAAGCTTGATTTGCCATCAGATACCTAGGTAATATCGGCATGCGCATTTGCTCAAATGCAGCGTGATTGAGAAAGCCCCGACATAAACCTCGGGGCTTTCTTTTGCCCGAAATTTGCCACCCTACCCCGCATGCCTTATGCTCATGACTCAGCGAACCCAACTACAGGAGCTAACCCCCAATGGGCCAAACAGTAACCATCGGCTGCCGACTGCCAAGCGGCTTGATTGCAGAAGTAAACAACGTGCGCGTCACCCTGCATGGCCAGCGCCAGGCGCAGGAACGCAGCCCGATCATTCTGCTGAGTGAAGACGACTATGGTCTGACCGAAGTCGACGCGGATTTCTGGGAAGCGTTCAAGAAACGCGTAGGCCCGGACTATGCCCCGATCAAATCCGGCGCCGTGTTCGAAGCCAAGAATCAGAACGAGGCCAAGGGCAAGGCTAAGGACTTGAAGAAAGAAAAAACCGGGCATGAGCCGCTGCCGCAAGAGGCAAACGGCATCAAATCCGCCGACAAGGACGAATAAGAATGGCCGTCGTCACGTTTGACCCAGTTGCATTCAAGGTCGCCTATCCGGCGTTCGTGAGCGTTGACGACGCATTCTTGCAATCCTGCTTCAATGAGGCCGGGCTGTATCTGTCGAACACAGATTGCAGCCCGGTTCAGGACATTACGAAGCGCACTCTATTGCTGTGGATGCTGACTGCCCACATTGCCACGCTAAAAGGCGCGCTAAACCCTGGCGGATCTACTACGCCGGTTGGCCGCATCGCCAGCGCGACAGAAGGCAGCGTGTCCATCGGCACCGAATACAACGCGCCCGGTACTGCAGCATGGTTTATCCAGACCCAGTACGGGGCCGCATTCTGGCAGGCTACCAGCTCGCTGCGTGGTTTCCGTTATCGCGCACGCCCTACCCGCGTAGAGGGATTGAATGCCAGCCCTTATCGGTGGTGAGAAACTGGCCAAGGTGCTAGCCGAAATTGGCAGCAACATGGAAGGCTCAGTGAGCGTCGGCTTTCTTGGTGGCGCTACTTACCCGGACGGCACCAGTGTCGCCCAAGTGGCATTCTGGAACGAATACGGCACGACACGCATTCCGCCGCGCCCGTTCTTCCGCACTATGATCGCCAATGAATCACCAGGCTGGGGCGTGCTGATGCAGAAAGCCGCTAAGCACTACGAATACAACGGCGACACCGTGCTGCAATTCATGGGCGTTAAGATTGCCGAACAGCTGCAACAATCGATTGCGGGCTGGCAGACCCCGGCAAACTCGGCCTTTACCATTGCGGCCAAAGGCTTCAACAAGCCATTGATCGACACCGGCCAAATGCAGAACAGCGTAGATTTTGAGGTGAACACCAGTGCTTAACCTGCGCACCATCGCCAACCAAGCAATCCAGCCGATCAACCCGGACATTGCCATCATTGCGTATGTGCCTGATGGTTACGACGTAGACCCTGTGACACTGACGCAGATCCCTGTATTCATCACCGAGACCGGCTTCGGCAACGTCCAGGCGCTCGATGGCGACGAAATCAAACAGGCCGACAAGCTGGACATTCAGGGCACCATGCGCAGCGTGTACCTGTACGGAGCGCTGGCCGGAGTAGTTCGCCCCGATCAGCAGCCAAGCGCAGACCTTGAATTTTCCCATGGTGGCCAGTCGGGCCGCTGGAACGTGTTTAAGGTGTTCGAAACCTGGCAAAACTGGTGCAAGGTCGGCGTTGTGTATCAGGTCGCAGCAGTTCCACCGGAGACGCCCGAGTGAGCGTCAACCTAGCCATTACCTCAACCGCTAGCTTCCTGCGCGGGATCATGCCGTGGATTCCGGCAAAGAACGTGGTTCGCGGCCAGTCAAATGGCACGCCTGCACCGCTGCCGCCGTCTATCGTGATCACCGAAATCCTGCAGACCCAGTACACCACAACGCGCACCAAGCTAAACCCGGTCGCCAGCACGATGGCATACAACATGCCGCGCCGGCTTGACCTGCAGCTTGATTGCTACGGCCCGCGCGCCAGTGAAATGGCAAACGTAGCCGTGACCATGCTTCGCAGTATTGCTATCGAAGGCGCGTTCCCTGATGGTGTTGAACCCCTATACTGTGGCGAGCCTGTACAGATCCCGTTGATCACCGGCGAGAAGCAATATGAGACTCGCTGGTCTGTAACGGTTTCGTTGCAGTACAATGAGCCAGTAACCGTTTCACAAGAATCGTTCGATGTGGTTGGCGAAACCTTTGTCATACCAGCGGACATAACCACTCCAACGGAGTAGCGACGAATGACCCAGGCAATCCCTGTTTCGCAAATCGTCACCGTCAACCCCGCAGTGGTTGGCGCTGGTGGCAATCCCCTATCGCTTAACGCAATCATGTTGACCACCAACTCAATGGTGCCGACTTCCGGCCTACTGAGCTTTTCCACTGATGATGACGCTAAAGACTACTTCGGCAGCAACTCCACCGAGGCCGGCCTGGCCGATAACTACTTTTTGGGTTTCGACAACAGCACCAAGAAGCCTGGCACGCTGTTCTTTGCCGGTTACGCTGTTACCGCTACCTCTGCATGGCTTCGCGGCCAATCGCTGGCAGGCGTAACCCTGACCCAGCTGCAGGCCATTAACGGCACTCTGTCCATCACCATTGACGGTGTGGTCAAATCTGGCACCGTAAACCTGGCAGCAGCTACCAGCTTTGCCAACGCCGCAACCCTGATTGACACTGCGCTGACCCTTTCGGGCGTCGCTGTCGTGACCTGGGACTCTGCGTTCTCCATGTTCGTGGTCACTAACGTGTCTACCGGTGCGGCTTCGACCATTACCTTTGGCACCGGCACCGCTGCTGCTGGCCTTGGCCTGTCTGCTGGCGTTCTGTCTCAAGGTGCCGACGCTGACACCCCGGCCAGCGCAATGGATCGCATCAAAGACCAGAATCAAAACTGGGCCACCTTCATGACTGTTTTCGAGCCAAACCTCGACAACAAGACCGCGTTCGCTCAGTGGTGCAACGGCGAGAACTCGCGCTATGCCTATGTGGCATGGGATACAGACCCAGGTTATTCGACCGCCAACAACGCCGCCGTGTTCGGCTCCATTGTTGACACCCTGAACCTTGAAGGCACCTGCGTGGTGTTCAACACTGTCCAGATTGCTGCATTCGTTTGCGGTTACGCCGGTTCGATTGACTGGGCTGCTGAGAACGGTCGCGCCACCCCGGCATTCAAACAGCAAAGCGGCTTGGCTACCTCGGTCGATACCCGCCCGCTGGCCGACGCAGTGCTGAGCAACAACGCCAGTTACTACGGCCTGTACCAAGCGCCAGGCCAAGGCAACACCTACAGCATCATGTACGACGGCCGCATGAAAGGCAGCAAGTTCCGCTGGCTGGACACGTACCTGAACCAAATCTACCTGAATGCTCAACTGCAGCTGTCAATCGTCGTTGGCCTGACCCAGGTGAACGCCGCGCCGTACAACAGCCAAGGCGAAACCCTGATTCGCGCATGG